CGTAGTTTTAACTCAAGGTCTTCTAACTTATGATACTCCGCATGTGCTCGTTCTTGACGGACACATACAATATCCAGAATGTCATTAACAATTACCTGATTGTCAACATAATCATCCAAGTACTTATCGATTGCTTCTTTTAAGTATCGATACCTATGCCACTCTGGACTGTACGGTTTGTAATCCATAATAAGGTCATTTATATTTCAGGATTATACATGCAACTCGACAAGATGTCAAGGCATGTTTTTATTTAGAGATCGATGTCTTTGGCTTCTTCGATCAGTTTACTAACCATTTCCTCAGTTCCATCCATAGTTTTGATCTGGAAGAGAGAAGACTTCATATACTTTTTAATTTTTTTATACTCCTTTAGGAGATTATCAACTTCATGTTGATCGATAGTAACTTTTGCTTTACCATCTCGGGAATCATCTACATCATTATTAGTGAATCCGCCAAAACCTTTTGTCATTTTTCTTTATGCGTATTTTATGGCAATAGTGAATCTATGATTTTTTCTATATGATGTTGCTCGATGCAAAATATTAGATTCAAAATAGCACATTCTATTTGGAACAGGCAAAACATTTCCAGATTCATTATCAATAATGAATTGTGTTTCCCCATTATTATCTAAATCAAATTCTGGATTAACATAATATATGCATGTAATACCAGTTTCATTATCTATATGAAAGTAAGGATTTTCCCCAGGAGCAAAACAATTAATATACATCCTGTAGATAGATAAGTTAGAAACTTCTGGGATAGATTTTTTAATTTTATCCGATATCATGTCAGAAATTTCTAACTCTAAAATCTCTGACACCATACCAACAGGAGGTGTATCGGCAGTATCTCCTTCACCATAAAAGTATGGCGCTTTCATACAATAGTCAAATATCTGTTTATATTCTTCTTCTGTAAAGAAGTTATCAATATGTTTGACTAAACTGCCCTCACTCATTTCTTTTCTTTTTTACTGTCCTTTGGAGTATAACCCCATAGTTTCGGAGTGATTCTTCCTTCCGTTTGATTGAAAGTTATAAAATCTTCCTTATAAGTATCGTAGTAATGGTCAAAGATATCAACAGTTTTATTTGACATCACAATATCATAATGAATTGTTTTACCAAGTACATACTCAACTAAAAAGGAGTTGGTAGGCAACTCCTTATTGTTTGCTAGATCAGGATCACAATCTTGATGAATAATCTTAAAGTTCAACTACGACCTCCCCATTTAATATCAGGATATGCTTGCTCAACATTTGCCTTAGTAATTTTATACTTAGACTGAAGTCTCTTATCCTTTACAAGACAAAGAATTTCTGCCTCTTCTGGATGAAGACCTTCGAGAATGTTGATAAACATGACTTCTCTCCGAATAGAAGAGAGTGAATCATTACCACCTTTTACAAAGTTGTAAAACTTACTGCACTCCTTTCGGATAGAAGTCTTCTTTGCTCTCTGGGACTCTTCAGCAATGCTGTTATTGACTTTCCCGGATGCTTTAATTTTATCAGAAAGATTGCCAGATGCTGTTACGTCTTCCTTAAGATTGCCGTATGGCACATCACCAGGTGGAAGTACTGAGATCACTGAATCATCAAAATTCCAAAGGAGCAAAGTCTTCAAAGCAAGGTTATCATTCTTCTGAAGAACCTCTACTTTCTTAGCACCACTCCTTTGCTTTGATACCAACTCAAGGATCTCATGCATAAAGGCATTGTTTGGAAGATCAGGAATCGTCGCCGTCTTCTTCCGTTTCGTAGTAGTCGTCATAACTGTTTTCAAATCGTACTGCTAAAATTTCATCAGGTAAAATATTACCATTTTCATCGAACATTTCGGGATGGGTATACCCTTTATAAGAATACAAGTTCTCTTTCACTAAAAATCCAATAATTAAACCGAGTGCTAGTAAGCATAGTCCTAACACTGTACTGATTGCTATAAGTGCTGCTTGCATGGATCTTCTCTCCGAGAACGTTTTTTAATTTCAAAAGTCATCTCAAGTTTGAACAGTTTTATGTTCAGTTGAAATGTTTTTTCTTCTGGCTTTACGATCTCCCTCCCTGTTTCTAACATTAGTTCCAGTCCACGATCAACATGGATCTCTGGACTATTTAGATTTTTTCTTAAACCGTTTTCCTTTGTCATTTCTATACCTTACAACGTCTTCGATAATGCCGTCAAGGTATATCTTAACTTTCCTTGCAATTGGTTTTGACATATATCCATATGCCTCACGAAGTTGCTTGTGAACATCATCGGATCCTCCTTCAATATATGCAGCAAGATCTTCACTCATATCCGCCACAGAAGAAAAACAAGAACTGTCGAGCATCTCTTTAATATCATCTCGGGTGTACTTGTTTTCCCTTAGATAATCATATAAATTTAAGTTCAATTTTGTTCTCAAAAAAGCATCATCTATTGCACCTTCAACAAGATCATAGACTTCTGCTATTTTCTGTTTCATCAGATTACGTTATTTTCTCGTAGGTATTTCACAGTATCAGTGCATCCACCGAGGAACTGATCATCATCTAGGACCACTTGTGGGAAAGTAGATCCCTCACCAAATTTAGCATAGAATTCCTCACGGTTAAAGTCTACACCAAGTTTAATTACAACATGCTTCAATTCGGCAAGATCCATAATGTTCTTAATCTTGTCACAATATGGACAACCGTATTTTGAATAGATTGTGTACATTTGATTTTTTTACTCCGAAGGGTGATGAAAGTATAACATGTTAATTATGAATATGCAATAAAAAAGAGTCTGTATAAGACTCTTTAAAGTATTCATTTTTATATAGCAGTTTTAAGCTGCTCCAGGAATATGATTCCGTCTCGGTTTGTATCGATAAAGCTTTACTTTACCATCCTCCTCATGCCCTATCCATTCTTGAATACGTCTTTTATTTGCTTCTTGGAAGAAGTCTTGATTCAAATACCATTCTTGCCATTCTGTGTTTGCTTTAGAACCGTTGCATGATAAACAAGAACAAACAACGTTCTGAGTAAAATTAGTGCCTCCCTTTGATTTTGGAATTACATGATCGATAGTGAGATTTTCAGTTGAACCGCAATAGGCACATTGATTATCCCATTGCTCTTTGATTCTTTTTCTCCACATTTTCCTGGCTTCCTTCCTGTTTACAGTGTGCAAGTTATAGAGATATCCTTGAGGAGTTTCGTAAAGTTCCATACAGTGCAAATAAAGGACAAAAAAAGGGCAGACCCGTAACGGAAACTGCCCAGAGAGTTATTCGGATTTTTTGAAAATACGCATATAGAGTGTTTCAACTCTCATGTTTTTATTTATGTCACCCAAAACCTTTATTGACTTTCTTTGTCACATCCAATACTTCAACAGTACATCCACTGAAGTTGCGACACTTCTCAAACCATATGGCACGGAGGATCTCATAGTCTTCAAGGACTAATGATTGACCACCAGGAATATTCAGTTTATATACATGACGATCATACGGACCATCTGAAGTTTGTGAGAAAGTTTTTAGGTTCATCCTTTTACGATTTTAGCAGCATCACGATCAAAGATGTCAAGACCAGCATCAGTCAAGATGTGATCATACATCGCATCAAATACCTTGGGTGGCATCGTGCAGATCTCAGCACCATTGTACCATGAACGAATCGCACGTTGAACACTACGAATTGATGCTGCAAGAACTTGAGTTTTCATACCATGGATCCGATAGAGTTCGGAGATGGATCGTACAACCTCCAGACCTGCCACTGACTGGTCGTCTAACCGTCCTACAAAGGGTGAGACATAGGTTGCACCAACCTTTGCTGCTAGGACTGCCTGAGCAGCACAGAAGATCAATGTGACGTTGGTACGGATCTTCTCTCGGGAGAGTTCCTTACAGACCAGAAGACCTTCCCGTGTGCAAGGAAGTTTAACTGTAGTTACACTACCATACTTATCGACCAATCGTAGTGCTTCATTAAGCATGTTTTGGGCATCACCCATAACTTCCATGCTGATATCTTGAACACCAATATCTTTTATCTCTTGATACACAACTTCAGGATCTCGTCCTGCTTTCATAATCAGAGATGGATTTGTTGTGACACCATCAATCAATCCAGTCTCGAAAGAATCTTTGATGATCTGAGTGTCTGCGGTATCCAGAAAAATCTTCATTTGAGTCGGTCTAAAAGTTCTCTTTCGTTACTATACAGGAAGTTCATATCTTTGTCAAGAAAATATTCGATTCCTATCATAACTTCAGGCACCAACCATTCATGAATTGGAAGACAATATTGCCAATTCACAGGTTGAATACAGTTCATAACCACTACTGACCAAAAGGCAGTGACGTGGTTTACTATGCTAAGCATTTGTCAAGGAGTGTAATACTTTTTGAGCAATCGTTTAATATGTCCATTAATTTTTGTTGGACCTTTATATCGTTCCAACTCATTTCCATCATCGTCAACAATGACAAGTAATGGAAATTCAGGAACTCCGTACTTATCAGCAAGTCGATTTGCTTCATTGTCGATGGTCTCATCAGTTAGATCCATCATAAGAATACTATCAATTCCTTCGTACTTTACATTTGCAAAGTGTCGTTTAACTACTCCACAAGGAGTGCATAATGTACTATGAAATAGATACATCTTGGCCATAAAAAAAGAGGTCAACTGACCTCCAAGTATATCATGAATTAAAGTATTTGTCTAGGACTTCAATACGTTCT